CAGGCCACCACTGACATTTGGGCACCTAGAGGCCACAGCACCCATCGGGCACTGGAGCTATTCCTCGCCAACCGCTACGACCTACCACTAGACTCAGCCGGTGAGTCACCGGCTGAGTCTGAAGCCGAGCTGCAGCAGCTCTGCATTGGTGACTACCACGACTGGATTGCCCCACTGCTCACTCACCCGATGTGGGAGCAGGTGCAGGTGATCGCCTCCGAGCGCGCTACCTGCTGCGTCCGCCGTGGCGTGGCCGGTACCTATGACCTGGCTTATCAGGCATTAGGCCGTCGCGTCCTGGCCGATTTGAAGACGCTGGGGACCGAGAGCAGCCATACGTACTGCACCCGCGCCCAGCTAGGCGGCTACATGGCACTGGAGGCCACCCACGGCCATCACTACGACCACGGGCAGACCATCTGGGCCAGGCCAAACAGGACCACGTTCAGCGAGCTCTACACCCGCTCCGAATGCCTGGCCGCCTGGGCAGCCGTATGGGCCTGGTGGTGCGCTGCTCAGGGGGTGTGAGGCCAAACATCCGAAATTCCGTTGTTTGAGCCCTGGCCCTGAAATCGCCCAGCACGCCAGCAGATCGCCTGCAACGCCTTGGATCTAAGCTGGCCCACCCATAGCCGAAACTCCCGGTTGCGGTCAGTGTTGCCGTTGTCTTAGCGAGAGGCTAAGATTCCGATGTTCCCCACGCCTCCCCATGGCACCCACCACTCCCACCGATGAACTGCCTGGCATGGCCGTTCAAGATCAGATCGACGACCTGCTCACTCACATCGCCAGCCTCACCGCCAACCTCCGCACCCTTGAGGCAGAGCTGGCTGACGCCAAAGCCACCCTGACCGACTTCTTCGCCAGTGGCATGGTTGACGAATCCTTCCATCACAACGACTGGAGCTTCACCTACACCCGCGGCCGTACCACCTGGCAACACAGCGACGAAGCCAAGCGCGCCATCAAGCAACTGCAGGAAGCCGACAAGGCCATGGGTCGCGCCATCCAGAAAACCGGTGCGGCATTCTGGACTGTGAAACCCCCAGCGATCTGATGAACCCGCAGAAGGCCAAGGGCAGCGCATTCGAGCGCCTGGTGCGCGATTACCTAGCCCAGGCCTTCCCCTGCGAACGCATCCCCGCCGGTGCCACCCTGGACCGCGGTGACCTCTGGACTGAGGCCGCTGCCATTCAATGCAAAAACCACAAAACCCTCAGCCTCGGCTCTTGGCTCACCCAAACCATTGAGCAGCAGCGCAACGCAGGCAAGTCCTATGGCGTGCTGGTCGTCAAGCGCAAGGGCATAACTGACCCCGGCGAACAGTTCGCCATCCTCCCCCTTTCTCAACTCAGAACCCTCTTATCCCAGCTCCCACCATGAACGCAATGTCCCGCGACAACGCCCTCTCCGTCATCACCGTCGTCCTCTGGGCTCTCGTGCTCGTCGCTCTGCTGTTCGACGCTGCAGCGCCACAGCTCGATCGGTTCTGCGCCAAGTACGCCCCAGTCGTCGAGGCATGCCGAAAGCTGTAGGCAGACTGAAGGCATGGCCAACCTCTCCCTATCCATCGACGGGCTTGACCGCCTCGCATCGATGCAACGCTTCCTTGACCCCAAGCTCTACGACAAGGCCAGCAGATCAGCCATTCGCTACGCCTCCAAGGCCGTGCCCCCCGCCGTAGCCAAGGGGGTCACCCAGTCCTACGGCATCAAGTCCGCCAGGGTCAAGCAGGACATCTCCCGCGTCCGCATTGAGCAGGGTGGGCAGGCCGCCGTCATCGGCTTCTCCCGCCGTCCGCCCACTCTCATGCAGTACGGGGCCAAAGCAGGCACCAGAGGCACCGGCAGGCGGGGCCTAGGCCGTGGTAGGGGCTGGTCACCACCAGCTAAGCCAGGCAAGCCACTGACCGCCATGACACTCAAAGCCAAGGGCAGGCAGAAGGTGCCTGGCGCCTTTATCGCTCGTGGCAACAACGGCAACCAGCTGGTCCTACAACGTCAAGGCGACAAGCTCAAGGCGCTCTACGGCCCTTCGGTCGGATCGATCTTCCTCGGCCGTTCTGAGGTTGGTGAACAGCTCAGGAGCGACGTGGAGCAGCGCGTCAGCCAGCAATTCGTCACTGGATTCGAGCGAGCACTCAAGGCCGACGCCCGCGGGTTCGGTGGCAAGTGACACGGATCGGCGGGGCTGGGCCGGGGGCACCCCTCCCCCCGGTTGGTCTCACCTAATTTTCAGGGTCCCTCCCGGCCGGTTGTTAGTGCAGGTCCACGAAGTCCCGGTTTTTTCCTAGCGGGTAATGCCGGCGCCTTGCAACGGCTGGCGCGCAAAGGATGCGGCGTCCCCCTCCCCGTGATTTGTTGCATGGATCTGTTGCAAGGAACCTAGTCTGCAACAAACCATGCAACAGAAGTGAGCAAGGAACCAGCGCTCGCCAGTCCTGCTGAGTTTGCACGGATCAAAGGAACCAATCGCTCAACGGTTTCGCGGGCGATGAAGGACCGCATCCGGCAGGCAGTCGTCACGCGCAACGGCAAGCAGCTGATCAACGTCGAGCTGGCGATGACGCTGTGGGACAGGAACACGGCGCCGAACAACAACGCGAAGATCAGCCAGAAGGAAGCGAAGCCAGCCCGACCGGCGGTCGCCAGGCAACCAGCTGATCCGGCCGCTGCCGCGCTGCTGGACGCTGTGATGACGACGCCAGACGATGAGATCCCCGACCGTTACGACAGCGAATCGAGGAAGGTCCACTACCAGGCGGAGCTGGCGAAGCTGCAGACGTTGAAGGAACGCGGCGAGCTGGTGCCGGCCAGTGAGGTGCGGCAGGAGGCGGCACGACTGGCGCGGCAGGTGCGTGATCTGCTGTTGATGATCCCCAACCGCAACGCCGCCAAGCTGGCGACGCTGCGGGACCAGGAGGACGTGCGCGCGTTGCTGCAGGTGGAGATCGAGTCGGCACTGCGGGGGCTGGCCAGTGCCTGATGCAGCGACGCTCTACCGGCAGTCGTTCATCGAGGCGCTGCAACCACCGCTGGACCTGACGGTGAGCCAGTGGGCCGATGCAGAGCGCATGCTGACCAGACGCAGCAGCTCAGAGCCGGGAACCTGGCGCACCGATCGCGTCCCGTTCCTGCGGGAGCCGATGGACCTGCTGAGCCCACGGGAGAAGCGCATCAAGCGGGTGGTGCTGATCTTCGGCAGCCAGTCCGGCGCCAAGACTGAATGCGGCCTGAACTGGCTGGGTCGGACCATTGCACTGGACCCGGCGCCGTTCCTGGTGATGTTCCCCACCGAGTCGTTTGCTAAGCGACAGATCCGTCAGCGCCTGACACCGCTGTTCAATGACACACCGGCGGTGGCCGCCAAGCAGATCAGCAGCAAGAGCCGCGACGCTGCCAACGCCATGTTCCTGAAGGAGTTCGAGGGCGACATGTTGCTGTCGATCATCGGCGGCAACAGCGGCAGCGCAGCGCAGGGCATGCCAGCCCAGAACTTCTGGGCCGATGAGGTGTCATCCCTACCGCTGGAGATCGACGACAAGGGCGATCCGTTGGAGAACGCCGAGGCCCGGCAGAGCAATTTCCCCGACCGCAAGACCCTGCTCACCAGCACACCTGGCACCCGCGGCGCCTGCCGCATCACCTGGGAGTTCGAGACCCGCAGCGACCGCCGGCAGTATCACGCGCTCATGCCGTGCTGCGGCTCGCTGGAGGTGATCCGCTGGCGGGAGCACATGGTGTGGGATCAGCCCGATGGTGAGGTGTGGTGCCAGTGCCCAGCGTGCGGTGAGCGCGTGGCGCAGCACCACAAGACCTCCATGCTCGCCGGTGGTGTGTGGCGCGCCACGGCAAAGGGCGATGGGGAGACCGCAGGCTTTCACCTGCCGGGCTGGTATGCGCCTTACGGCTGGCTGAGCTGGGAGAAGATCCGCGATGAATTCCTGCGCGCCAAGGGCGACCCGCTGCTGTTGAAGGGCTGGGTCAACAAGCGCGCGGCTGAGGCCTGGGAGGATGAAGCGCTGAGCAAGGTGAACGGCGATGAACTGATGGCTCGCGTCGCCGATAACCCCTACAGAACCGGCCGGTGTCCGGCTGGCGTGCTGGTGCTGCTGATGGCCGTGGACGTTCAGGACACCTGGCTAGAGGTGAGCGTGTGGGGCGTGGGAAGAGGTGAGGAGATGTGGCTGATCTGGCACGAAAAGATCAGCGGCGACCCGGCGCAGAGCGATCCATGGGACCAGGTGGATGTGATCCGCCAGACGCAGTGGCCGATGGAGACCGGCGGCACCATGGCCGTGAGGCAGTGCGGCGTGGACACTGGCGGCCACTACACCAGCGAGGCGTATGAGTTCTGCCGCTTGCGCGCAAAGGAGGGGGTTGTAGCGCTGAAAGGCAGCAGCACCCGCAACGCTCCGCCACTGGGCAAGGGCTCGAAGGTGGATGTCAACCACAGGGGCCGTGTGGTGAAGGGTGGGGTAGAGCTCTACATGGTCGGCACTGATGCGATCAAGCGGACGATCTACGGCAGGTTGAAGAACGAATCGCCGGGGCCTGGCTTTATCAATTTCGGCCAGAACGCAAACGAGGAATACCTGCAAGGCCTTACGTGCGAACGACTGACGCCGCGTTATGTGAAGGGCTTCCAGGTGCTGGAGTGGAAGAAGCCGAGCGGCGCGCGCAATGAACCGCTGGACCTGTTGGTGTACTGCCTGGCGGTGTTTGAGCTGGTCAAGCGTCGCTATAGCAGGGCGACGATGTGGGAGCAACTGCAGGCATCCGCCGGCGGCCAGCCCCCCACCCCCACCCCCGTCCCCCGCCGCCGCGGGAGCTGGCTGGGCAAGGATTAGCCGGTGTGCCCTGCGTAGGCTGCCGATATGAGATACACGACGCAGCAACTGACCGACCTGCGGGCGGCGATTGCCGAAGGTGCGCGCGAGATCAGCGCGAATGGTCGGCGGGTGGTGTTTCGTGATCAGGCTGAAATGCTGCAGTTGGAGCAGATGATGAGCGCTGAGCTGGAAGCAGGCGCGTATAAGCCTGCCCGCATCCTCGGTGCGTTTCGGAGGGCCTGATGGGACGTAAGCGCGAGGCGAAGCTACGGGAAGCGCTGGACCTGGCAAGGCGCCAGGCGGCGATTGAACACCTGCGGGCATTCGAGGCAGCGAAGCAATCACGCCGGACCGATAACTGGTATGTCAACGCGCGCGGCCCGAATGCTGATCTGCGGCTAAGCCTGCAGAGGATCGTCAACCGGCATCAGGATCTAGTCGATTCTGACCCGTGGGCAGCGAAGGCGATCAGCGTGGTGGTTTCAAGCTGGGTAGGCGATGGCATCATCGGCAAGCCGCTGAATGCCACGAAGCGATATGGCGACACCTGGCGCGAATGGTCGGAGTCCACGGATTGCGACTGGGACGGACTGGGAAATCTGTACGCAAAGCAGGCCTTGATCGCCCGAGCGGTGGCGGTGCGTGGTAGCTGCCTGGTGCGTAAGCGCATTGTCCCGGAGCTGATCGACAGGGGCCTGCCGCCGCTGCAGCTGCAGGTGCTGGAGCCCGACTATCTGGACGCCAGCAAGGACGACGGGGCCCGGATCCGATTCGGGAAGCAGTACCTAGAAAACGGCAAGCTGGAGGGCTACTGGCTGAAGCGCTCGCACCCTGGCGAAAGCGACTGGACGGCGGCGAGACTGACAAGCGACTTCGTGCCCGCCAGCGAGATCTGCCATATCTACGACGTGCGCCGACCCGGCCAAGCCACCGGCGTCCCGTTCGGCGTGGCGGCGCTGCTGAAGTTGCGGGACGTGAGCGATCGTGACGCAGCGCAACTGCTGAAAGACAAGCTCAGCGCGTGCTTCATGGCATTCGTGGAAGATGCAGACGCTGAGCCAGCGACGATCCCAGGACAGACGCTGCTCGACACGCTGGAGCCCGGCACCATTGAGCAACTGCCACCGGGTAAGACGATCAAGCTGACGGACCCGCCCAGTAGCGGTGACTTCGTGAGCGTGCAGAAATACCACCTGCTGAGCATCGCCCAGGCCTATGAGATCACCTACGAATCGTTGACGGGTGATCTATCACAGGTCAACTTCTCCAGCGGCCGCATGGGTTGGATGGAGATGCGTCGCGCAGTTGCCCGCTGGCGCTGGTCCATCATGATCCCGCAATTCCTGAACCCCCTGGCCGGCTGGTATCGGGACGCGGTGGCGATGGCCAACCAAGGCCGCGGCACGGCGCGGTTTGAATGGACCCCGCCGATCACCTGGCTGACGGATCCGGCGCGGGAGATTCCGGCTTACGTCGATGCGGTGCGCGCGGGCTTCATGAGCCTGTCGGAGCTGCACCGCATGCTCGGCTATGTGCCAGAGATCGTCATTCAGGAGTTGGGCGAGGACTTTAAGCGCGCCAGGGATGCGGGGCTGGTGCTGTCGGTGGATGTAGCAGC